TGGTGATTATTTCTTGCGGTTAGATTACTTGCCCAATCGACTGTTCAGATATTCAGGAACACACTGGGCTCGTGTTGAGGATGCAGTACGCACCAATATCACACCAGGTGCTGCAAATAATCAGACACAACGCTTTAGTTATGTAAATAACACTAACACTTATACAAACCACGAAGGTCAGACCATGACGGAATTACAACCGTTGAGTCGTGCACTGACTCCTTCTGCAGACAACAATGAAAGTTAAACCATAATGGCCGGACTTGTACAATATTCTTATGATGGACAGATCCGTCGATTCATTTTGCAATTTATACGCATGATGAGTAACTTTCAAGTGCAGTTTGGAAGTGCAGCCGCAGGTACTGCTACACTACAAACAGTTCCTGTTTATTATGGCGATCCCAGTCGTCAAGCCGCAACCATCTTGAAACAAAACAGTGAAAATGCTCTCAATGCAGTACCTGCCATGAGTGCTTACATGAGTGGCTTAACGTATGATCGTGATCGTTTGCAAAATCCTTATTACGAAGGTGTGATCAGAATACGAGAACAAAATCTCAACCCTGATACTCAAACCTATACTGGTACACAGGACGGGCAGTATAGTGTCAGCAGACTGATGCCAGCTCCTTACAAATTGAGTATGAAGTTGGATATTTGGACATCCAACACAGATCAAAAGCAACAATTGTTAGAACAGATGTTGCCCTTGTTTAATCCTGGATTTGAAATCCAGAGCAGTGATAACTATGTAGATTGGACCAGTTTGAGTATTGTGTTGTTGAACAACGTAACACTAACTAGTAGAGTTGTGCCACAAGGCGGCGACGACAGCAGTATTGATATTGCTACATTAGAGTTTGAAATACCTATATGGCTTACTCTACCATCTAAGGTGCAAAAAGGTGGTGTTGTCCAGCAGATTATTGCCAATATCTACGACGATTCAGGCAGTTTCAATGGCGATTTAATTGAGATTGCCAGTACTAGTCAAATGCGCTATACTCCATTGAATTACAGTTTAGTTTACGTAGGCAATACCTTAACACTTTATAAAACCTTAAGCGAAGATGGTACCTCAGGCACCACATATCCTTGGTCTGGCCTAGTAAACTTGTATGGTGCGCTCACCAATGGTATCAGTCAAGTTCGTTTAACCTTTGATTATCCCGACGGTCCGCACGAGATAGTGGGTACTGTTGCATACAATCCCGGCAATGGTAATCAACTGTTGTTTACACCTGATCCAATGACTTTGCCGGCTAATACATTGCCAGCAGTGAATGCCATTATTGATCCATTCACTGTCACTGTAACCAGTGGATTACTGAATCCGACTACTGGAACCAGTTACTTGATATTGAATCCCATTGGCGACAACAACTCCACTTCGGCCATGGCATGGGCTGGTGCAGCAGGTACTAACTTGGTTGCGGCTGCCAATGACATTATCAAATGGAATGGCACTTACTGGACAGTAGAGTTTGATAGTGCTGCAACTACCACCCCCGAATATGTGACCAACTTGAACACACAAGTTCAATATCGTTGGACTGGATCTGCATGGGTAAAAAGTTACGAAGGCATTTACAGATCGGGCCAATGGAGTTTGGTACTGTAATGACAGATCACACCGAAGGAGTTGGCGCATTAGTTTACGCCAAAAGCACCAACCGATACTTGTTCTTGTTACGCAACAAAAGCCGTAGTGCTGGATCTTGGGGCATTGTTGGGGGCAAGATAGAACCTGGCGAAACTGTTATCCAAGGGCTTGTAAGAGAAATTCACGAGGAAATTGGTGCAGACTTTAGTACCAAAAAATTTATTCCCTTGGAAACATTCACTGCAGATAATCGCAAGTTTGCTTACTATACTTTTTTAGTTGACTGCAGAGAAGAGTTTGTGCCTAGTTTAAACGAAGAGCATCGTGGCTATTGCTGGGTAGAGTTAGCGGATCATCCAAAACCATTGCATCCTGGCCTATGGCGCAGTTTTAACTTTGATATTGTTAAGAAAAAAATTAAGACTTTAGAATCAATATTGAATTAACCGATATTCAATTGTACTTCTACTTGTCCGTTGGCACTGTTGCTGACTGCACGACCAACAACACATCCTACGCTAGGTCCAGAAGTAACATCAGGATTGTAATAAATCTGCCCAATACTTTGTACAAATCCACCTGACCCAGCAGTGATCAAATCACCTTGTTGAGCGGTACCCACAATACTGCACATGACACGACCTTGTGTGGCTACTGCTACTACATTAGGACCAGTGAGTGTGTTGTTCAATAACAATTGTGCATCGGCAACCACAATGCCAGCAATGCTGGTAGTTTGCTGTGTTGCTAGTGTGACTTCATTGTTGCCACCAAACTGTACTGCGGTGCCTGCACCATAATTGGTGTCAGCTTGAAAATTTGTTGCTATTACTGGGTGTGCCATGCTTATCCTATGTCTGCTTCTAATACAAATGCTCTAATATCAATTTGGCGGAAGTTAGTTAATGGTTCTAAATCTTCAGGTATCCACCAATTGGCAGTAGGCATTACTCTCACAAAATCCACTGCGGGGTATGCTTTGACTACGTTACTCAACGACATGCCCCAAAATGTTTTGTCTTGCATTTCATCCGGGGGCAAATAACCATTGGTGTCTTTGTACACATTGTTAATAGGCCCAGGAATATCGTAACTGTCATAGCCCATCAAGAATACTTTTTGGTGTCCATCAAAGCAGGCCATATAGGCAGCCAAGGCACCTGTGTCATAAAATAAATTTTGAGGAATCAAATAAAACTTTCCTGGATATCTCAACACCAGATCACTGTTGGCATATGCAATGTTGTTGTCACAATAGCCAGATCCAGCAATTTCTTCAGCAATTGCATCGCCGCTTACAATCAAAAAGTCTGGGGCAAAATCTCTGTAGATGGCATTGCAACCATAACTTTGCAATCTATTGGCACCACCAAAACCTGCTTTGTGTGTGGCAATTAGATTCATGTCAAATCCAATACGACTTTCACCGTTGCCGATGGCAACGGCCTGTGTAGTGGTGTGTGTAGTAAAAACACTATTTGGAACCATTTCAACTGTAGGATTCCAATCGCCACTTTCATAGCGCAGTTCTGTGACCACTTGCTCACCGCTGTAATTGCTACGATATAATTGCTTTAGTTGTTGCATTTGAGATTCCTGTTATAGTATATTTATGTAATTTACATTGGTATAGCAGTTCTAGACAATTTTACAGTATTGTTTGAACTAGTTCCCGTTGCCCAAAGGGTTATTGTGCCTGCGCTCATGTTTGCAGAGAACGTCATTCTCTGGCTTGTACCTGTATAAACTATGCCATATGTAACTACATTAACGTTTGCCCCGTCCTGTGCTAATAGTATTTCTGTTGCTTGACTTTGTGATGTAATGGTATCTTGTATAGATACTACATATTTTGCAGTACGTATAGCAGTATTAGCAAATGTATCAATTGCAGTAGCCACATTGCCGACGCTGGTTATTGTATTGGCAATGTCAGTAACAGATGCCGTTCCCCAAGTAATGTTACCTGTAGAGACTACATTGCCGCCTACGTATAGATTACCACTTACGCCAGTGCCACCTGTCACAACTAGTGCACCTGTGTTGGCCGATGTTGCTGGCACTACGCTACCAACAGTTACCAGTGAACCAGTTGAACTTGTATACGGAGTACTGGAAGAGAACGGTACACTACCACTATTGGTAACAGTTACATTATTTGTGCTAGAGTCGGTGATGTATGTGGTCGAAGTTAATACATTCAACAACAAGGCAGTGTTTGAGATTGCAGTCAACTGACCAATTGGGGGAGTAAAGTTGCCGGTATAAACCGCTGATCCGGCAACAATTCTAAGATTAGTAAGATTGCCCGGAAGGTATGTAGTGCGGGACAAATCGTTTGTGGCCACATACCAAGTACCAGTTGTTGTAGTATATGATGTAGTATCTGTGCCTGACCCAGTAAGTACGCCATTTACATACAGTTTTACATTATTACTAGCATCTCTGGTAATAGCAAAGTGATTCCAGGTTCCTGTAGCAACCAGTGTGCTACCCGAACTGATTTCACTAGAGCCAACATATCTTAGTGCACCAGCAGTGGTTGTTCCGTTATAACCACCAGTGGTTATGATCATTGTTCCAATAGCACTTCTGCCACCAAGTATGAATACATTGTTGACACCGCTAGTGGCGTTGATCCACCCTTCAATAGTGAATGCTCCTGTGCCAAATGCAAAACTTGAGCTATTAGGGAAACTTAAATACTGACTGGTACCATTAAAGCTCAAACTACCGCCAATATATGGAGTTGAGTTACTCCAAGAAACTGGGGTTCCAGTGTTGACATTGGTTACGGTAGCATTGTAAGTGCTGGCGTCAGTTAAGTATGTGCTAGAATTAAAAGAGTCCAGCAACACTACAGTATTGGCCACTGCAGTCAGTGGTCCTACTGGTGGTACAAAGTTTGTGGTGTACAATGCTGAGCCGTTGACTAGGCGAGCATTGGTAATATAAC